GTGGCATCATAGCCCCGGTAATAGGTCTTGGTAGCGTCGTAAACCTTCCACTCCCGGATGGAGTAGACCGGATTACCGAGATAGTCCAGACGTATCACGTCCTGTACGATGATACCCCGGAAGTACAGATACGGCTGATCGGATGAGATCACGCCGTCGTCAAGCAACTTCCGTATAGCCTGTATATTCGGGGGCAGGCCGATGAATGCGGCATAGTTGGAACCTTCCGCACTGTCATCCAGGATGGGTTTGTTGACACCCGTCAGAAAAAGCCATCTGCCTTCGTTGCTCGAGACATACCAGCAGCTTTGCCGTGACGTGTCAACCGTGTTGCCCCATCTCCATACATACGCCCCGGCTACTGGAGGATAGTTCTTTCCGCCATCCACGTCATCGTCATCATAGAGCGTACAGGTAGCCTTGTTGTTTTCGAGGTCGATGGAGTCTATCCGGAGCCAGAAGGTATAGTAGGTATGTCCTGAGTCGAGATTGTTGATCTTGCTCTTGATAATATCGTTGACCTTGAAGGTAATGCGGTCATTGTCATACTCCTTCCGGAAGGTCAGTACATATTGATTGAGATCGGTATGTTCCACAGACTCGATGATACCGTGAGAGGCGAAGATCGTATCTCCGTCAAGGATATTCTGCCTGTTCATAACCACCTCGTCAAAGATAGCGGACCCGTTGACCTTTATTGATCCGCAGGTGATCGATCCGTCCGGATTGAGCTGCACGTTTTCGGATTCCCCGATGACACATCCTTTGAGGAGGTTCAGCAGATAGGGGTCAGTATCCTCACGGTCCTTGCGGAGATACGGAGCACTCTCCAGGTATGATGACAACGACAGAAAGGCATTGCCGATACGTGTGGCCGTATTGGCATAAGTCCGTCGCTCGTCCCTGATGGCGGTGAAAAGCGACTGCAGAGAATCTATAGTTGTTGTCGTTGCCATAACTTTTACAGGAGCAAAGATATTTCCGGCTTTCCTGTCTTAAAAATACTCAAAACCTGTTGGAGCGGATTCTGTTCTCGCTGCCCACCTTGGCAAACAGTCCTTCGAGGAATGTAGAGACCATCCCCTGATAGGCCTGGCCGTACATCAGTGCATTTTTTTCGTTCAGCCGTTGCAGTTGGTAATAGTATTTCTTCATGAACCAGTCTTCCCGCTGTCTTTTTCCACGGGTAAGGGCGGCAGTTTTCCCCTTGTTACGGCCATGCCTGACCGTGATATGCTCAAACTTGCCCAACATTGCATGAGAGGACAGTCCGGCTCCTACCTGCCGGCTGCCATAGCCATTAGCCGAACGGTAGCTATCTCCGAGAAACAGCAGGTTGCCTCCGTTGCCATGGCTATAGCCCTTGCCTACGCCCGCTGCGACATAGACACCGTAGATAAGGAAACGGTGCTCCAGCGTTTCGGCACCTTTCGTCACATCCATGATACTCGCCCGCAGGGTACGGGTATCATTGACCTGCAGACGGTCTACCTGTTCCTGCAGAATATCGACTAGGAACCGTGCCCATCCCCTGTTGTAGGCATCTATATCTTCCTGGGACTTGGCCGTATAGTTACTTGATCCAGTCATTATCATCATAGGTAAGATCTACCGGCTCCTCATTGTTGACCATCATGAGAAGACCGGTCACCCCGTTAAGTGAATAGCGCGGGAACTCCCTTGACAGCACACTCTGCACATCCAGGTACGACAGCTGATTGCCGTAGGCAAGACTTGCCTGGTCCCGGATCAGCCGGGAGTGGAACTGTCGGAATATCCGACGGCACAGCTCCAGTTTCTCCTGACGGTCTTCCATGTCGTCGATACGGTAGCCGGCGAGAATGAATATGGTATAGACGTTGCGGTCGAAGAACGTCACGCCGTGACTGTACGTATTTTGCGATGTCGTATCATCGATCAGGATGAAGTTCTTCGTTGTCCGGAACTCCTGCAGAACATCGTTGATTCCGTCCGGCCCCGAACAATAGCCCACCTTGAAGTCATTGTCGATAGCCAACTTGTTTTTTTCCGCCAGGGCCTTGAAATAGGCCTGGGCGTTGAAGGTACTTTCCGCTGCCATTATTTATTGTATTTAGCGTTGAACTCCTCCGCTTCCCGGGCCTTGGCATCCAATTCGGTGAGAGCTCGCCAGCAGTCAGAATTGAAGATCAGGTCCTCCTTGGTCACGTCCCCGTCCGTGAGCGCCCGTATCTGGGCGTTCATCGAGGCGAGGAAGTCAAACGAGGCTACGGACTTAGGGGGGATTTTCCGGAAAAAGTGCGGGAAGGCCCTGCCGAACTCGCTCTTGATGTACGAATACCACAGGAAGGTGCCCAGCAGTTGGGCACGGTCCATGTGGATCCTGTCCGCCGTGCTCCCGTCCTTACGACGGTAGAGGAGCAGGGCGAGACTGCTCAGGAAACGGTCCTCCTTATGGATGCTATAGGCCTGATAGTATTTTTCCATATTGAGATAGTCCACAAACCGGACTCCGTGCAGAAGAACGTCGACCGCCCGGAGTCCACGGATGTCATCCAACCTAACACCCATGTCCTCGTAGGAGTCGACGTATGAGAATTGGCCGAGCAGTGATTCCACCTGCCAGGCCTGTATGGTAAGAAATCGTCTCCGGCCCCATCTCTGCCGGATGAAGCACTTCCATCCGTAGCGATCCTTGCGGACGATATGGAGGCCGGTGAACCGTACGAACATATAGGTCTTGACGACCGTATGGTCCTCGAAAGTGGACAGCAGGGTAAGGACGTAGTGCAACTGGTCCTGGTTGAGATCCTTCCATGACCGTGGAGCAGTCAGGGCCAATACCTTGTTATCCTCCGAAAAAGAAGGCCGGTGAATCCTTATCGTTCTGATAATTTTCATTGTGTCGTGATTGATATTGCGTTGATGCGAGATATAAGAAGAAGGTCGTTCCGTCCGCCTCCAGGTCATTGAATAGACGGCGCACGGATGTCCGTACAAGTCCCGGATTATCCTTGGACTCGGTGATAGTCCGTATCTCGTGTATGACTTCACTGTATTGAGTCAGTTTCGATACGGATCCGCAGCGGAAGGCGGAAAGCAGTTCGTCCATCTGTGCGTCCGAAATCATCGACCGGAGCATCTCGTCGGCCTCCGAAATGAGCGGTACCATGATTTTCCAGTCTTCCGCCGACCGAGAATTGGGTGACTCGAGAAAGAAATAATACAAGTCATAGAGATACGGAATATTGTTCCGGGCCTGTTCCGTTACTCCCCAACTGTCGGAGCGGAGCAGTCGCAGTAACCTGCCTCTGGACTTGAGTTCCAGGGTACGAAGGGAAGCCTCCAGTGCGTCCACTCTGTTCTGACTGGCAGGAGATATGTTATCGTTGCTCACCACGCCGAAGCCTGTTGGAGTAAGGACGGTATCCAACTGTCTTATAATGTTCAGGAAGGCAGCATAGACCACGTCCTTCCGGAAATTGACAGCCAATGGGTCATTCTCTTCCGCATTCATCACTGCAGTTTCCCCGGCACTCCCGAGGATTGACGTGCGGACCTCTTCCAGATGTGCCGTCAGTCCCGGCAAAATCATACTATAAATCTGATCGTGGGCACTCATACCCACGGGGAGGGCCGATTCAAACTCATCCTTACTGATTTTCGTTATGTCCATATTCTTCGGTATTTGCGTTGGCATTTCCGCTGACCGTGTGCGCGTCCGTATTCTTATCGAGCGTCGTCAGCGTGATCATCGGCACGTCAACGGTGGCTTTTTTCGCCCAACCGTTGTAGTGCAGGATGACATGGTAGGGTTTGCTCATTACGTCATGGAAAGGCTTTTCGATGGCCTGCTTGAGCGTAAAAAGTTCCCGTTTGTCTGATCCTGAATTATTCATCTGGCTTTTTCCCGGAGTGGCACCCACAAGGTTGGGATGAACTCCGAAAGCAAAGCACAGTGCATTGCTGGCTTCAACGAGATCATCTGCCCAATTTCCCCCTTCTTTCTTCGACGGGTCATTGAGCGTGTTGATACGGACCATCCTGTTTTCTTTACCGTTGGGGTCAACATAGTAGCCTGATATCAGGGCTTTCCCCGCATTTTCCACGCCCGTGACGAACTCGATGATATTCTGCTTTTCCTTTTCGATCCGTTCTTTTCTTTTCTCCGGATCCGTGATATTCTCGTTGTCGCAGAGATTATCCCAATAATCGCTGTGGATTTCGATCTGTACCCGCGGAGCGGAGGTATTCTTGATCATATACCGCTTGCCGATACCTATCAGGCGGTAGATGTCCATCCATGAATCTCGAAAAACAGACGTGTAATAGGGTACGGGGTAATACTGGCATCCCGGAGTTGCCATCCGGCAGAGTATGGCAAATTTCCGGTCCTTGCACTTTTTTGCATCCCGTTTTCTTCCGGTCATGGGATCAGGAGCCTTTCCCATCCGGATATTGAGATCCCCAAGGGGGTCCCAGTAATCCAACAGAGGAATGACCTCAATATCCTGTTCGCTCCTGTTGCCGTACCGCCAGTCTCCGAAGAAGACATGTTCGATTTTACCGGAATCCGTGGTCGTAGCGTCCTCGAACCGGCAGAACATCGCATCCTTGTTGCGGACCTTGACAATTTTGCTGCCATCCCTTGACAGGATGATGACGGTAACGGAGAAAAAGAAGAACTTCATATCCGTTGCCTGCTCCATGAAGGCCTCCTGCAGGGAATTCGACAGGCAGAAATTGAGAATTTCCGGATCATCAACATCCTGCTTGGTCTTTCGGTCCACGAACCGTACGCCCTGTCCGTAACAGCACATGATATTGAACGCCTGGCACTGTGACGTGACCATGTTCCTCATCAACTGATCCCGGATCTTGAACGGCAACAAGTCATTGGCCCCGAAACAGATATATTTATAATCTTTGCCGTCAATGGAAAGTCCGACACTGGTCGTTGTACTATATTGTTTGTTCCCATCTTCGAAAATCTCGTGGGTATCTTGTCCGTATTCCGTTACCAGGGAACCCTTGGCAGTGCTGCTGCCGATCCCGACAGGGACGATCCGGTAACGGGTAGAATCCTGGTTCTTGCCCGTGGGCAATAGTTCATATTTCTTGTTCATAGATATACTTGATGATTATTGATTTCAAAGATGAATATTTCCGGGATTTGCCGGATCTG